TCAATTCCGTTTTATATAGAAAAATATGGCAAAGTAATTTTATTATATGGTGTTGGTGCATATTTGATAGCAACTTATTTAAAAAGTAGAAAATGAAAAATAATGCATTAATTTATTTATTGTTGGCTGGTGGGGCAATTTTTTTGCTATCAATGAAAAAAAAGGGCAAAGGATATTCCATTATGGTACCTGAACCTGAAAAAATTACTGCTGAACAATTTAGGCAGCCTTCATTGCTACAAAAAGTAACTAAGGCAGTTCAAAAAGTTGCACCAGTAGTTAAAAAGGCAGTAAAAACTGCAAAACAAAAACGATCAATGAAAATTGGTCAATTTCCTGATATGTGCTAAAAAATAATATTATGCAAGTACAACACATGAAAATTAGTATTCAGGATGAAATTTCAGCTGATAAGTTGAAATTGGCATATAATAAGCAAAGGTCTGATCGTGCAAGGTATGAACAGGAAAATAGTGTTTCTAAGTCTACTGGACAGGCTTTTCAAAAATATTATGTAGAAACAAAGGTTTATTATACTACTGCAAATATCGGTTCTGAATGCAATGAAATAACATTCATCAACAATGGCACTACTGCATTGGTGATAGCTGATGTACCATTACAAGCTAATCAATCTTTAAGAATATCAGGTAATAGGGGGGAAATTGATACAACACAATATCAATTATCTTTTGCTACTCCTATTAACGTAGGAAACCAACTAATCGTAATCCGTAAATTGTACATATAATGATAGTATTGGATCTCTCAATTCTGAATCAGAAGGGAACTCCAATGTTCAACTCTGATATATTTGCCAACCGACCAGCTTTTGGTATTGTTGGCAGAATTTTTATTTCAACTGATACTGCTGCCATATATCGTGATACTGGTACTGCTTGGGATCTTATTGCTGATGGTGGTAGTGCTTCTACAAACATTTACAATAGTAATGGAACATTGTCGGCAGATAGAACAGTAGCTTCAGGTGGATTCAATTTAACTTTTAATCCAGCAACAGTATTTGATACAACATTAACTGCTGCCAATAATGCATCAAGTTTAGCATTATTTGGGGTTAATAGGTTAAGCTATGCTGCTGCTTTTAGTGCTAATAATATTGGAGCATTATATGGAGGAGGTTCTTTTTTTGCTTTGCAAACATTTGCAGGATCAGCAACTTTTGCAAATTCAAATGTTGCTTCAGGTGGTTCATCAGTTAATTCAATAGATTTTAGTTCAGGTGGATCTACTATAACAATGACACAGTCCAGCGGCATTCGTGTAATGAGTGGTCAACAAAACTTATTTCAATATCAGGGAACTAATAGCGGGACAATTACTCACGCTGCAATAAGTCAAAATACAGGATTTTATCGCCCATCAGCTGCAACTGGTATATTAACAATTACTAACGCATATAGTCATTTAATTAATGCACTAGATGACTATGGCAGTGGTTTTACTTTTACAAATAGATGGGGAATTTATCAAGCTGGATCAAGTGATGTAAATTATTTTGCTGCAAATAGTTTATTTGGAACAACTGTTAATGCTGGTTTTCGTGTAGATATTTCAGGAAATGCAAGGGTAAAAGGACAAACAACATTATCAGGAACAACTAATAATGACACTACAAATATTTTTAAGGTAGAACAAAATAATGGTAACGGTAGATTTCTTGTAAATGCACTTGGTCAGGTAATAATAGCAGGAGATGCTAATACATCAACTGAAAATTTTGTAAGCATAGAAAGAAATTCGTTTAATCCAACCAGTGGAACTAATACACATACTAGTTTATTTATTGCACCAAACATTAACCAAACAGGTACGGCAAGTGGTCAAACAATAGGCTTATACATAAGACCAACTCTGACTTCAGCACCTAATTGGACTGCATTTGTAGTAAGTGCTGGGGTATCAATATTAGCACCATCATCAACGGCAAGTGCCACATTAAGGATCCCATCAGGTACAGCACCAACTACACCAGTAAACGGAGATATATTTTTTGATGGAACTAATCTATTTATGAGAGTTGGTGGTGTAACAAAAACTTTTACACTTATTTAAAAATAATATATGAAAGCAATACAACCAGTGCAAATATGGGTAAATGGATCAGTTCAAACTGGATCTTGGATTAATGCCTACATAATTAATGATAATTTGCAATCTTTTGCCACATTTTATTGGGCAATATTTAGTGCTGAAGATAGTGGAAATAAACTATCTGAAGGAAATTTAACTATTGTAGAACCGGATTATTCAGTATGGGATTCAACTGCTGATATTAATTTGGCGGCTTACCAGTGGATCTGTGATCAACTTGGATTAACTTTAATCTAATTATTTAACAATTTAAAATTTGACATATGAACGAAAAACAAGCATTGGAAGTAATCAAAGCAATTTTGGATTTGGCAACACAAAAAGGTGTTTTTTCTAAAATTGATGAATCATTTACTGCCATTCAGGCATTTAACGTAATTGCGGAAAAATTAAAAGATGAACAAAACGATGCAGTCAACAACTGATCATACACACATTGCCACGTTTAGCACAATTTTGTTTTCTTTATTAGGGATTCAAAACTTATCTGAATGGGCAAATGTTATTTTTCTTGGTGCAAGTACAATATCCTGTGCAATATCTATTTTGGTAGGTGTAAAACAACTTAAAAAAAAGTAATATGAAAAGAATATTAAAAAATATCAAAACTTCATTGTTTGGTTCTATTGCTGGTGGTTCTCTTATTTTAGATGGCATCCAACAGAACAACTGGATTACTATTATTGCTGGTATTGCTGCTGCCATTACAGGATTATTGGCAAAAGACAGTGATGTCCAATAAAAGATACCTATATATAGGTATAGGTGTATTGCTGATTCTATTAATTGGAAAAAAAGTGAGTGCATTAAATTTAATAAAACAATTTGAGGGTTTAAAATTAACCAGTTATCCTGATAGTGGTGGCATTTATACCATAGGATTTGGTAATACTAAAAATAAGGATACAGGACAGGCTATAAAAAAAGGTGATAAAATAGACTTGGCAACTGCTGAAAGGTGGTTAAAAATTGATGTTGATCAACGAATAAAATTTATAAAACCACTTATTAAGGTTCCAATTACTGCAAATATGATGGCAGCAATGACCAGTTTAGCATATAATATAGGGTTACAAGCGTTTAAAGATTCAGATTTATTGGAAAAATTAAATGCTGGTGTAGATAAAAAAATAGTTGCAAATGAATTTTTAAGGTGGAATAAGGTCGGCAAAACCCCTGTGAAGGGATTAACTAATAGGCGAATAGCTGAACGTGAATTGTTCTTAAAATAGGTTTGGTTAAGTTTTTAAGGTGTTTTTTACGGGGGAAATTTCAATTTCCCCTTTTTTTATGCATTTTATTTGGTAATATGGATAAATTTTAAATAGATTTGTCCTAACAAATGATTTTTAACTTTTAAAACGAAAAAAATGAAAAAAACTGCTATTCAGATCATCCTGATCGTTCTCGGTGCTATTCTCTTATGCTTTGCTGATAATTTATGAAGTTAGTTGCTTGGGTGCTATCAGTTATATATCTGATAGTTTTCGGCATTCCCATTGCCATTGGTTTACTTATCTTACTTCAAATTATTTCAATCATTAAATTTATTAGCAATGTTAGAAAAAAAAGAAAAAAGCATAATCGTACACAATTACCTGTATGGTCTGATGACCTTTTTGACCAATCGGAACATTCCTTTCACTGAACTGGATGGTGGAAGAATAGAAATTTTTTATCCATCAGAATTAACATTATTTCACATTGGTTATCATTTTGGCAGATATGCTGAAATGCAACACAATTAAATTTTATGAAAAATCAAACTGCGGTACAATGGTTATTTAGGCAAATGACTTCAACTTGGTACGATACAAATTCAGCTAAAGATATACTTAAACAAGCAATAGAAATGGAAAAGCAGCAGATGATTGAATTTGCTGAAACTGTGCCTATTAAAACAGGCGTAACGCAAAAAGGTCAATATTTTGTACAATTTGATGTTGAAAAATATTACAATCAAATTTATACCGATGGAACTATTTAACAATTTAAGAGAAACATTTTTAGAAATTGATCATATTCAGCAAAAGATTGATCGTTTAAAATTATGTCAAAATTCAGGCAATATTGCAAATATTATGATCAGCTTTGATACTGGACAAGATCGCAAAATAATAATGCAAATTGATACTGATATTTCATTGGTTAACGAAATTAAATTATTGATTCAGGCAAGTATTGAACTTTATGAAGAACAAATACAAGAACTTAAACTAAACTTTTGAAAATGAAACCTGTAAAAATGAACGGCTTTATTTACTACTTTGAAGTCTTTATTACCTCAAACGAACCATTTATTTTAATGTCAACAACTGAACATCCTAGCGAAGGATTGTCAAAAATATATTTTTTGCGTAAGTATAGCATGAAATACGCAATGGAAGATTTTGTAAGATATGAAGCAAATGTAAAAATACGCAACACACAACAAGAAAATGAGGTGCGTTAATTGCTTTAAAATTTTTACAATAACAATAGACAGGGGCAAAGTTGGTAAAGCACTTTGCCCCTATTGTTTAACTTTAAATAAAAATAAAAATGTCGCAAAGAAACAAAGATCTACCAGCAATGCCAGTTCACCCAATGCAAGACAAATTCGGGCAAGTGATTCTGATGGCGGGAATGAGCAAATTAGAAATAACTGCACTTAACATCCTTTCCGCATATTTACGCCAAGAAAAATATCATGAATTATCCCCTGAAGATATTACATACTTAATTAAAGAATCTTATAATATTGCGGATGAATTTTGTGCATATATTGAAACTAAAGGTGAGAAGGATAGTAGTATAATAATTTAAAAAGTGTAAACCAATGACAAATGATCTACACGAAAAATTGTTATCCCGAAAATTTAAGCAAGATTACAAACCTGAAGAAGAACAAGTCATATTTAGCATTGGTTCTAAGACCATAGGATGCCTTCAAAGTTTCGTTTGCTTTGTTGGAATGCCGAAAGCTGGAAAAAGTTTGTTCATAACCTCTGCCATAGCTTCTGCATTTACAAATTGGGATATATTTGGGATGAAATTAAACTTTCCTCAAAACAGGAAGCGGATTTGTTATGTTGATACCGAAAGTTCAGATTTTGATTATTACAGGGTATTGGATAGAATCAGGACACAAATAATTGCTGATCATTTGCCCCACAATTTTGATAGTTTTTTATTTCGGGAAGATTCACCCAATGAGATCCAGCAAATGATAGAACTATATTTGCAAGAGAATCCTGATTGCTCAATTTTGGTTTTAGATGGAATATTAGATCTAATTTCAGATTTTAATAGTGTTGAACAATCTTTTTACCTTATTCAGTGGTTAAAAAAAATAACCAAAATTCACAATTTATTAATTCTTTGTGTTTTGCATTTAGGTAAAAAGGATCAAAATTCTATTGGTCATATTGGATCCTATTTGGATAGAAAGGCACAATCAGTTTTGAAAATTGAAAAAAATAAGGAAAATAAAACTATTGATCTTTCTGCTACTTTTTTAAGGTCAAGTGATGAGTTTAACCCTATTTCAATTTACTATTCAGGCACCAGTTGGACACAGGCAAACAATACACAGGAAAAGACTGGTACCTATATTTTTGGAATGGAAAAAACAAGTCTTATCAACAGGATATTGTTTGAACCTCGTAAATATTCTGAAATGTTATCTGACCTTGAGGAATTTACTGGCAAAGGATCAACCACTTGTAAAAAAGTATTAAAAGACTGGTTGCTGGATGGATCAATAATTAAGTTTGGGGATATGTATAAAAAAAAATAGGATAGGCTTTTTATTTCCTACCCTACTTGACAAATGATCTTCCAAACGAAAAACCACTTTCCCTTCAGTACAAAAATAGAAAATTTCTAACAAATGAAACTTTTTACTGCCATTATTTTTTTTAAACCCGAAACCGGAATTGCACCCCGAAAATATCGGAATATTAACAACGTTCAAAATATGCTCAAATTTGCCCTAAAAAGTGGTGGGTGGTACGTGAACCTATATTGCAAGAGAACGAAGGAATTTGAGGGCAGAGAATACCTCACAGAGGCATCCTGACAAAGTTTAACACTACATACAAACGTAAAAGGGGCAAATTGCCCCTTTTTTATTTGTCAAAGGTGAAGGAAAAGTGATTTTGATGAATGTTGGTCAGTTTAGGTCAGTTTTTAGATTGGTCAATTTGGATCAGGAAACATGGGTAGGACACAGGGCGCCCCTAAAGGGGCGCCCTTGTGTACCTCCAAACTGACCTTGTTTCTGACCTACTTTGACCTAAATTTGTTTTTTTGAATAATATTTAGTATTTTTGTGTTATTATTAGAAAATTTTGAAAATGAGAAATTTTATTTTAATCGGTTTAGCGGCATTAACTGGGTATTATTTTTTGGGCAAAAGTCAACTGGCTGCTAAAACAAAATTGATGTTTAAAAAACTCGGTTTTGCTAATAAAAAATTTCAGCTTGTTTTTAATGTGCAAAATCCAACTGGGCAAACTGCAAAAATTTCAGCCATTACTGGTGAAGTATATTTAGGGGATAAGTTAATTGCTGATTTTTCAAGTTTTGCCGAACAAAAAATTGCAGCACGTTCTGAATCTGAATTGAAAATACAGGCTTCCCCTACTATTGGCATACTCCAGCTTGTAAGTACAAAGGGATGGTTAAAGAAAGGGTTAAATTATACAATTAAGGGAACTGGCAATTTTGATGGTTTAGTTGTTCCGTTTAATTATCAAGCAAGTTTAATATAATGCAGAAAAATATACTTTTGGGTAGGTTAAAAAGTTTTGGGGGAAACTCTAAAATGATTGTTAGGGATCAACAAGTACCTGATATTATTTCCGCTATGCTTTCTGCTCATAAAATGTATGCCAGTGAATACGATAAAATTAGTCAAGATTTTTATTCAGGTGATGGGGTACAAACTGCGAAGAAATTGTTTGAATTTCTTAAAAAGAATGTAAAATATTCAATTGAATCTGATAAGAATCAAAGAATAATGAGTCCCGCAGCAATACTTTCAATAGCAAAAAATGACTGCAAATCATTTTCTCTTTTTATAATGGGGGCACTTGACTCACTCAAACGCAAAGGATTAATTGATAATAAAATTTATTATCGTTTTGCCAGTTATAAACTTTTAGATGAAATTCCGCACCACGTTTTTGCAGTTATTCAGGATAATGAAGGAAACGAATATTTTGTTGATCCTGTGCTATCAACATTTAATGAAAGAAAAACATATTACCATAAAATAGATAAAATTCCCAGTATGCCATTATATTCCGTTTCCGGTATTGGTCAAACAAAAAGAAAAGCTGCTGCTAAGGCAGTTGCACCAGTACAAAAAGAAAAAAAGAAAATTGTCCTTAAAATAGCATTGGCTCCAGCAAGGGGATCCTTTCTTTTGTTGGTAGGTCTTAATTTTATGGGATTAGCAACAAAATTAAAAACTGCTTTTGATAACAGGGCAGATGAAACACAAAACTGGTGGAAAAATTTAGGCGGAAACCCGAATGAACTTTTGAGAAAAGTTGAACAAGGGGCAAAAAAGAAACGTATTGCTGGACACGAAGTTGAATTTAATTCTGAAGGTCAAATTGGTGTTGTTGCTACTACTGCTGCTGCTGCTTCCGCTACTGCTGCCCCTATACTAATTAAATTAGCTGAATTTTTGTCAAAATTGGGTATTGATGTTAAGGAAGTTAGCGAAGTTGGTAAAAGAGTATTGGCAAAACAAGTTAAAAATGTTGTAGAAAAGAAATTACAATCTGATTCAAGGATGGAACAGGCTTCACAGGATGAAGTTGATAGAATTGTAAATCAAACTGACAATTTTAATGCTGATGGATCTAAGAAAATGAATTATTTACCCATTGTTATAGGTGGTGCGGTAATTATTTACTTAATCAGTCGCAAAAAATAATTACTTTTCCTTCACCTTTAATATGAAAAATAATTTTAGTAAACAGGAATTAAACTACGAAAAAATTGTTTTATTGCTTTCAATTACTGCATTAATAGTTAATTATTTAAGATATCAAGCTAAACTAAAACAGCTAAAATGACACAGGCACAAAAAATTGCAAAAGATAAATTTAAAAAAGCGATTGAATACAGGACAAAGACTGGCGTTTCTTTAAAAGAAGCATTTGCACATATATATGGCAAAAAAGTTGGTGCAATAAAAAAGAAGGATACACCAAAAAAGAAAGCTGCACCCAAAAAGAAAGCTGCACCAAAAAAGAAAGCTGCTGCAAAAAAAGTTGGTTACAAATATGATAGAACAAGTAATTTATCTGAAGCAACTAAAATTATAAAAGAATATCAAAAAAAAGGAATTAAAAGACAAGCTGCAATAAAACAGGCAAATTTTGATGTTGCCAAATCTAAATTAAATAAGATTGGTGCTGCTAATAAAATAAAAGCATCAACAAAAAAGATTAATGGATTGCAAAATAAAAGTGTTGTAAGTGGAATGTTTGAAAATATGAATATTACTTCAAAAAAAATGTATGTAAGAATTTGGAAAAATGCTTATTTGTGGGGTGGTAGTTTTAATAGTAGTAAATTAAGCGAATATTTAAAAACAAATGTTGGTAAATATATAGAAATAGATACTGAATTTTTATTCAATAATCAATATAATACAAAAGATGGATATCGTTTATATGATGCACATATTGATTTAGTAAAAAATGATGCAAGAAATTATAAAAATTTTCCTAATGAAGATGTAGCATTTTTAGATTGGAAAGGAATTAAACCTATTATAGTTCCTGTTAATGAAAAGAAAATAGGAAGTTATACTTTAGAAAGTTATCCTGAATTAAATTATTATAGATTTACAAATGCAAGAAAAACAATAAATTTTATTTTTTGGGATAACATTTATTATATTTTTAATGGAATAGGTTATAAAAAATCAAAAAGAATAACTCCCAGTTATTCAGGTGATTCAGTTCCTACTGATATTAAAAATAAATTACATACTTATTTAAAAAGTCAGATAGCATCAAAATAAAAATCTTGGGATTGCTCCCGATAAACAAAAAAAACAAAAAAAAATGGCACGTAGAAAAAAAAGGTCTGCCCCCAGCCGTAGAAGGAAATCTTCAAAAATGGGAGCAATCGGAAAAAATTTCATTATGGATGCGGCTGGTCTTGTTGCTGGTGCTGCTATTGCAAGGGTTTTGACAAGTTCAGGTAAAATTTTGCCAAACATTGATGCAAAACTTAAATCTGCTGCCGTTGTTGCTATCGGTGCATTTTTTCCTAAATTGGTAAAAGGTGCAATCGGTCAATCTATTGGTAGTGGTATGGTTGCCGCTGGTGGTCTTGGTCTGCTTCAGTCAACTGGAGTACTTGGACAAATTGATAACGCAATGTCAATTCCTGTTTCGGTAATGGCTGGTGATGATCTTAGCGTAATTTCAGGATATTCTGAAGATAACCTTTCAGTAATTGCTGGAATGGATGAAGAATATTCATTTTAATTAAATTTTAAAAAATAAACAAAATGGCAACACAACACGGTCAAAGATTAATATTTGACAACGCAAAGGCACTTGTTAACAATGCTGGGTTTTCTGCTGGTCAGGCAGTTCTATCCCAGTCTTATATTCGTTCTGAAGTAGCAATGTCAACTTCAACTACTTCTTACCAAATTCCCATCCTTACCAACTCGACTGGTGCAAATACAAATTTCGCAACGAACCAACTTTTACAACTCCAAGATGCCTTCGTGGTTGCGAGTATAGGGGTTTTTGTAAGTATTCCAGCTGCTTCAACAACTACTGCATTTAAACTGTACACATATCCAAATGCAGTTGATTTCAGTACCGCTGGTGCTGCTGATGCTTTGTATAATCTTTACAATGGTAAATTGGCAGTTGTTGTAAATAATAGGCAGATCGTTCCAGCTTGGGATCTTTACAGGCATTTGTATGTTCCACAAACTCAACAGGATGGTGGTTCAACTGCAAGTGTTATTGATCAAAATGATGCAACAGAATTTGGTTACTATCCTTGCGAACCCAATATCGTATTGGTTGGATCTAAAAATAACGTACTTAGTTTGGAACTTCCTGGTGCAATTTCAACACTTCAGGCATCAACTGCCCCACGAATTGTCGTAATTTTGAGGGGCTGCCTTGCGCAAAATGTCACACCGGTTCGCTAATTATATTAGTCAACTTTTGAATTGGAAAGGGGGATGCCACGTTAAATATAGAACCCCTATTTTTTATGTTCTAAAATAAAACAAAATGAACAAAGTTCAGAATTACGAATTTATTGAAGTGGTAGTTCCACAATCATCTACTGGAACCCGTTTCTATTTTCCTGATCAGCCGCAGCTTCGCTTTGTATCTTTGCTTAATTTGGTTTGCTATACTGCCGATACTGTTACAAATAGTGTTTTGTCAGGTAATGCTTTGCTAACATTGGCAAACCTAAAAACAACTTATTTGGTGCTTTATTACAACGATAAAGAATCAGTTAATCGTATTCCTGTGCTGGAACTTAACAGGGTTGTTTCAAACGCTGCAACTGCTGCATTTAGCTTTGATATTACCCCATTTGCAGGTCAACAAATCATTTGGAGTAAGTCATATATACAAACTCCTACTGCCTATGCTTCAATTAGTGCATCTAATTTTAGCGTTTGTTTTGGGGTTTATTATGCCTAATTAATACACTTTTCCTTCACATTTAATATTAATTGTATGGCTACTTTTCAACCTGAAATTCATAATCCGCAGGGTGTTTTAGATTATTACGATAATTTTGATATTGCTGGATATAGTGTTTACGCTGGTCATAAAATTGATCCCAAAATGGGTAGATATACCTATACTGGAAATGATAAAAATGAAGGAAGGGAGCAATTAACAAATGCACTTAATGCAATTCTTCAAAATCCTGATAATATAAATACTTATTGTATTGCTATGTTAGGGCAAAAAGGTAAAAAAGTTGAGGAAATTAATAGTATTTCGTTTCAATTAAATAAAAGGCAATCTTTGCAACCATATA